TGACGAAGCTCGCCGCCGGCGACCGGGTGATCCCGGCCGACCAGCCGATCCCGCGCCGCATGGCACGGGAAGCACGCTGGGTCACGCCGCAGCTCGTCGTCCAGGTCGAGTTTCAACGCTGGACCGAGGACGGCAGCTTGTGGCACCCGTCCGTCGTCGGCGTCCGCACCGACAAGCAACCGCACGACTGCACACGCAGCGCCTAGCGCGCCTGCGGGTCCCGCCCACCGGGCGGGGTCCGGAGTCGCAGCACGGCTCCGTCCAAGGGAACAACGAGAAGGAGGCAACGAATCGTGATCACCGACGAACGGTTCGCCGAGCAGTACCTGCCCGGCGGCGAACCGGTCTACCCGGACCACGTCCACCCGGCCCTCGTCGACTTCGAGTGCGGCGAGTGCAAGCGGGTTGGCGGCACTCACGAACCGGGCTGCTCCTACAACACGATGGAGGAAACGATGAACGCAGTCACGCACGACACTCCGTGCAAGGTCGACGGCTGCGACGGCACAGCCGTCCAGCAGTTCGGAAAGTACGGAGGCCTCTGCGAGACCCACCGGCCCGCGAAGGCCGAGAAGGTCGAGCAGGGCGACGCCGAGCAGAACGGCAACGGCAAGCTGTCGTCGGTGCCGGCGTGGGTCGCCGCCGCGGATCGCGATGCGGACCTGCCGGAGGCGCTCCGCGCCGAGATCCGGGTCGTCCGCACCGACGATCCCGGCCTCGATAGGCTCGACGCCATCGTCACCAGCTGTCACCGCAGGATCGACGCGGTGATCGCCGAGGCGGCGGCCGAGCTGGCCGAGCTGCTCCGCGAACGCGTCCGCGAACGCCTCGCACAATGAGGCGCTACGCGGTCTACGTTCCGACCGGCGAACGGCAGCTCGACCCGCTCGAGTCGATCAAGCGCGGCTCGGGCATCGTCGGGTCGCCGTGGCAGCACGACAGCCGCCAGGTCGTGCTCGACTTCGAGGGCAACCTGTACTCGGCCGCGAACATTCACACGTTCGCGGATCGCGTCCACCACGCCTGGGGCCGGCACTCGGGCGAGTACCCGACGATCGCACGCATGGTCGTCGGCGCCGAGACCGTCCGGCAGGTCGGCTGGTACGACCCCGACGACCAGGAGCTCGACGTGAACGACCGGGCCGCGCTCGCGGCCTGGCTCGACTGCGACGAGACAGACCTCGACGAGGAGCTCCGCCGCTCGTAAACTTCGAGCGGCACGAGCAAGGACGCCCCGCAGCTTCGGCTGCGGGGCGCCCTTTTTTTTGCCGGTTGGCAGCTGCCGCGCCGTCGGCAACGGCAGCTTCGTTAGAGTCGCCTAATGGTGACACCATGAGCGCCGACGCGCCGTTCCGGCGTCCGTCGACGAAGCGGTGCACCGACGTCGCGATCCTCCTCCTGCAGATCGGGGCGCGGGACGGCGAAGCGGTCGGCGAGGCCGGCGGCGAGACGTTCCGGCTGCTCGAGCCCGGCGAGGCCGAGCTGCTCGTCCGGGCCGCGGCGGCCGTCGACGCCTACGGGCAGCGGCTCGAACGGACGCGGCGGCGGCAGTGAGTCGCTTCCTCGTCAACGTCCACGTCGACGGCCACGCCGGCGAGCGGGTTTACGCGCGTCGCGTCGAGCTCGGGCTGTCGCAGCGCGACCTCGACGACCTGACCGGCCTCAGCTACGCCTACATCAGCCGGGTCGAGAACGGCCAGCGCCGCCCGTCGCTGTCGGCGCTGATCCTGCTCGCCGAGGCGCTCCGGATGCCGCCGCTCGAGCTCGCGACCGGCAACAGGCACGGCCACTGCCCCTACTGCGAGCGCGGCGGCTGACTTGCTGATCGCAGTCGACGAGACGAACAAGAGGCTGATCCTCGGCCTGCACAGGTCGAACATCGACAAGCTCCTCAACGACATGCCGATCGAGAAGCGGCTCGGCCGAGAGAAGGGGATGCCGGCCGAGCTGGCGGCGTGGACGGTCTACATCCTCGGGCCCGAAGACCTGGCGCGTTTCGTCGCCCACTTCGGCGTCGAGGATCCAGGCGGATGATGCTGAGGATCGTCAAGCTGCCCGCGGTCGTGCCCGTCTGGCTGCACCGCGCCTATTTGCGTGGGCATCTGACCCGACGCGAGTGGGCCGAGCAGGACCGGCTCTACCGCTACTGGCGCTCGCTTCCCAGGTAGATCGAGGCCTCGCCGGGCGGCGCAACTTCTGGCGCCATTTTTTGCCGGGCGGCGACTTGGCGTAGCCTACGAACGAGCGTTCCGGGAACGGCTGTTCGCGGAACGGCTGTTCGGCCCAGGAGGCGCGTGCCTGTTCGCAAGGTCAAGGGTGGCTATCGGTGGGGCCAGACCGGCAAGGTCTACTCGACCAAGGGCAAGGCTGAGAAGCAGGGACGCGCGATCAAGGCGTCGCAGCAGCGGGCGAAGAAGTGAGAGCGGCAACCGTCTGTGCTGCCGCCGGCTGCCCGGCGATCGCCGTCCCTGGCCGTTCGGCGTGTGCCCAGCACCTGCGGCGCGGCGGCAGGCCGTGGCGGCGGCTCGCCGGCGCGGCGCGTGCCGCAGCCGACGGCTGCTGTCTGCGCTGCGGCAAGCCGGCCGCGTCGGTCAACCACCGCCGGCCGCTGGCCTTCGGCGGCGCGGAGCTGCCGCGCGTCGAGCTGCTCGAGCCGGTCTGTGCAGACTGCGTCGCGGCCGCCGACGCCGACGCCGTGCGTGTCGCCCTGGCAGCCAACGCTGCAGATCGCGGCACACCCCCTGGGCACCGCGTTTTTCGCGGTTTTTCTCGCGGCGAGGCGGTCGCCGTCCGCGATCTGCCGCGTTGCCGCAGCTACCCCACCCCTGCACGCACTGCAGCTGCACGCACGGCCGCTGCACGCACTGCAGCTGCATCGTCGGCCGTTGCCGCTCCTGCACGCACTGCCGCTCGAGCAGGCGAGGCAGGCGGGGCGTGAACGGTCAGCGCTGCAGTCAGACGACGGCGGCGGGCGAGCCGTGCCAGGCGTTCGCGATGGCTGGCAGCGACCGTTGTGCAGCCCACCTGCGCCTCGTCAGCTACCCGAACGGCCGCCTCGACGACGAGATGCAGGGGAAGATCGTGCAGCTCGTCCAAGCAGGCAACTACATCGAGACTGCGTGCGTTGCGGCGGGCATCGGCCGTCGCACCTTCTATCGCTGGTGGAAGCGCGGCAACCCTGACGGCGAGGACGCCGAGGACGAGCGCTTCCGGCAGTTCCGCCAGGCGGTCGAGGAGGCACAGTCGATCGGCGAGGCGCGGCTGGTCAACCTGATCAGGGCCGAGGCCAGTAACGACCCGCGCCTCGCAGCGTGGATGCTCGAGCGGAAGTTCCCGGAGCGCTGGGCGCGCGCCTCGCAGCGCGCCGGCGGCGCCTCTGCCGAGACCGCCGTGAGCGAGGAGGAGGCCTTCAACCCGTTTGCCGAGGTCGACGACCTCGCCGAGGCAAGGGCGCGCCGGCGTGGTTGAGCCGCGGACCGCCGAGGAGAAGCTCGACCACTTCGTGCGCTTCTGCCTGGGCCTCGTGCTCGTCCAGGGCGGCTCGCTCGTGATCGAGGACTACCAGCGGCGGCTGCTGCGCGACTACTTCGACGGTGCCCGCGAGACGATCGTGCTGATCTCGAAGAAGAACGGCAAGACGACGCTGCTGGCGGCGCTCGGCCTCTACCACGTCTGCTCGACGATCGAGGCCGAGTGCGTGATCGGCGCCTCCTCGCGCGACCAGGCCTCGATCCTCTTTGACCAGGCGGTCGGTTTCGTCGTGCGCTCGCCCGGCCTCGACAAGCTCGTCGTGCCGAAGCGCGGCTTCCGCGAGATCCGCTCCTTGAAGCGCGGCGGCCGGATGCGGGTGCTGGCAGCCGACGTCGACCACGTCGACGGCGTCATCCCGACGCTTGCCCTCGTCGACGAGCTCGGCCGCCACAAGAAGCCGGACCTGTACGGCGTCTTCCGCGACGGCCTCGGGCCGCGCGGCGGGCAGATGGTGACGATCTCGACCGCCGGCGACTTCGAGCTCTCGACGCTTGGGCAGATCCGGGCGGCCGCGCTCAAGTTGCCGCGCGTCGAACGGGACGGCAAGTACGCCTACGCCCGCTCGACCGACAACGGCGGCTTCGCGCTGCACGAGTGGGCGCTCAGCGCCGAGGACGACCTCGACGACCTCGAGCTCGTCAAGCAGGTCAACCCGGCGAGCTGGCAGACGGTCGACGAGCTCAAGACGCGCCACGACTCGCCCTCGACGTTCTCCTGGCAGTGGGCGCGGTTTGCCTGCGGCGTCTGGCTCGCGGTCGGCGGCGCCTGGGTCGACCCGCACGACTGGTGGGCCTCGGAACGGGCGGCGCTCGAGCTCGTGCCGGGCGACAAGATCACGCTCGGCTTCGACGGCTCGCGCTTCCACGACGCGACGGCGATCGTCGCCTGCCGCCTCTCGGACGGCCTCCTGCAGACGATCAAGGTCTGGGAGGCGCCCGAGCACGGCCGCGACTGGGAGGTGCCGGCGAACGAGGTCGACGCGACGATCGCCGACACGATGGAGCGCTACAAGGTCGTGCGCGCCTACTTCGACCCGCCGCTCTGGCAGTCGGAGATCGACGGCTGGGCAGCCGAGTACGGCGACGAGCTCGTGCTCCGCTTCCACACGAACCGGTCGCGGATGATGGCGGCGACCGAGCGCTTCCGCACCGACCTCGCCTCCGGCCTGATCATGCACGCCGGCGACGAGACGCTCTCCCGCCACGTCCTGAACGTCCACCTGCGCGAGGCCCGCGGCGGCTACTGGCTCGCCAAGGGCCACGGCCACATCGACGCTGCCGTCGCCGCCGTGCTCGCCTACGAGGCCCGCTGCGACGTTGCCGCGAGCGGCTACCGCGAGGTGTCGAAGGTGCCGGTGAGCTTCTGATGGCGACGGTCGGCACGAGCCCGCTGACGGTGCCCGAGCAGATGCGCGACAACTTGCTTGCCGCGCTCGCGGCACGGCAATCGGCGCTGCGTCGCTTCGACTCCTACTACCGCGGCGACCACAAGCTGCTCTTTGCGACGGTCAAGTTCCGCGAGACGTTCGGCCTGCTGTTCCAGGCCTTCGCCGACAACTGGTGCGACCTCGTCGTCGACGCGTCGGCCGAGCGGCTCCGCGTCGACGGCTTCCGCTTCGGCGACGACGACCAGGGCGACGAGGACGCCTGGAAGATCTGGCAGGCGAACGGCCTCGATGCCGAGTCGGAGCTCGCGCACACCGAGGCGATCAAGCTCGGCTGCGCCTACGCCCTGGTCGGGCCCGACGACGCCGGCGAGGCGACGATCCAGCTCGAGCCGCCGACGAACGCGATCGTCGCGGTCGACCCGGCGAACGGCCGCAACCGGCTCGCAGGCCTCCGCTACTGGGCGGACGAGTGGGGCACCGAGCACTGCGTCCTCTACCTGCCCTCGGACGTCGTCTGGTGGCGCAAGGAGGGTGACCACAAGCCGTGGACCGACGACGTCGGCTCGGGCAGCAACCGGCTCGGCGTCGTGCCGCTCGTGCCGCTCGCGAACATGCCGACGCTGCGCGACCGGCAGGGCCGCTCCGACGTCGAGCGCGTCATCCCGCTGCAGGACGCGGTCAACAAGCTCTGCGCCGACATGATCGTCGCGTCCGAGTACGCGGCCTTCCCGCAGCGCTGGATGACGGGCGTCGAGATCCCGAAGTTCCCGGAGGGCGACCCGAACGCCGGACAGCCGCTGCCGTCGTTCACTTCGCGCTTCCTGGCGGGCGCCGGCTACACCTGGGCCGACGAGTCCGACAACGCCAAGATGGGCAACTTCGCCGTCAGCGACCTCGGCATCTACGTCAAGGCGATCGAGCTCTTTATCCAGCACGTCGCCGCGCAGACGCGGACGCCGCCGCACTACCTGCTCGGCGCGTCGGGCGCGTTCCCGTCCGGCGAGTCGCTGAAGGCGACCGAGACCGGGCTCGTCGCGAAGGTGAAGCGCAAGCAGCTCGCGTTCGGCGAGGGCTGGGAGGAGGCGATCCGGCTCGCGTTCAGGGTCGCCGGCGACGAGGAGCGGGCGGGCGCGACCGACTGCGAGACGATCTGGATGAACCCGGAGTCGCGCTCGACTGCCGAGATCACCGACGCTGCCGTGAAGATGGATTCGATCGGGGTGCCGCGGCCGGCGCTCTGGGAGTTCATCGGCGCGACGCCGCAGCAGATCGAGCGCTGGATCGCGATGGGCGCCGAGACCGAAGGGCCGCCGGTGACGGCCAAGGTGTCGATCGCCGCCTCGCCGGGCGAGGCCGCCGCGATCGTGCCGGGCGAAGCCGGTCTGCCGCAGGCGAAGGGCGTGGCCGCGACCGGCGCGCCGCCGACGACTGTGACTACGACAAAGGGAGGCCAGGGTGGCTGACCAGGACCCGGGCGAAAGCGGCGCGAAGCCGCCCGAGCCCCAGGCCCCGGAGGGCGCGAAGCCCGATGGGCTGGCTGACGGTGGCGCGACGCCGCCGGCGGCGCAAGACGACGCACAGAAGCTCCGCGAAGCGGGGCGGGAAGCGCTCGAGAAGGAACGGGTCGCACGGCGCGAGGCCGAGCGGCGCGTTGCCGAAGCCGAGCGTCGACTCGCCGAGCTCGAGGACGCCGGCAAGTCCGAGGTCGAGCGGGCGATCGCCCGCCTGGATCGGCAGTCGTCGGAACTCGACACCGCTCGTACGCGCGTCGGCGAGCTCGAAGCGAGACTTGCCGAGCGCGAGCTGCTCGAACTGAAGCGGGAGATCGCCGTGGAGAACGGGGTGCCGCTCGAGGCGGCCCACCGTCTTCACGGCGACGATGCCCGGTCGATCAGGGCCGATGCCCAGCGTTACCTCGAGGAACGGAAAGGCGTCGAGGGTTCACTCGGCGTCGGGCGCGGCGGTGCAGCAGCGGGGAAGACGGGCGGCGACATGAACCAGCTCATCCGCGAGGCCTCGGGCCGATGAGTCCGCGGCCTCCCTGACACAGGAAGAAGGGCTAAATGTCACCTGTCTACAACAGTGTGATCAGTCGCTCCGAGGCCTCCGCGCTGATGCCGGAGGACGTGACGCGCGAGGTGATCACGCACCTCCCTACGCAGTCGGCCGCGCTCAGCATGTTCCGGCACGTACCCATGAGCCGCGCGCAGACAAGAATGCCCGTCGAGTCCGCTCTCGCAGTCGCCTACTGGGTAAACGGTGACACCGGGCTCAAGCAGACGACGGAGCAGAACTGGACGAACAAGTACCTGAACGCCGAGGAGCTCGCGGCGATCGTGCCGATCCCGGAGTCCGTGCTCGACGACGCCGACTACGACATATGGGCGCTGATCCGGCCGACGCTGACCGAGGCGATCGGGCGGGCGCTCGACGCGGCCGTCTTCATGGGCACGAACAAGCCGGCCTCCTGGCCGGCGGCGATCGCGCCCGCGGCGGTGACGGCCGGCAACGTCGCCGTCAGCGGCACCTCGACGCCCGACAAGGGCGGGATCATGGGCGACTTCTCGACCGTCTTCGGCACCGTCGAGGCAGACGGCTACGACCCGAACGGCGTCATCGCCACCCGCCTCGTCAAGGCCGCGCTCCGCAACGCGCGCGCGACGACCGGCGAGCAGCTCGCGAACCCGCCGGCTGCGGACGGCAGCGAGGTCTACGGCGTCCAGGTGCAGTACCCGATGCGCGGCCTCTGGCCGACCGGCGCCGGCGCGCTGCAGGCGATCGCCGGTGACTTCTCGCAGGGGATGCTCGGCGTCCGTCAGGACATCACGTTCAAGGTGCTCGACCAGGCGGTGATCATGGACGCCTCGACGCCGCCGCAGATCCTGTTCAACCTGGCACAGCAGGACATGGTCGCGCTGCGCGTCGTTGCGCGGTTCGCGTTCCAGGTGCCGAACCCGATGACCTACGACCAGCCGACCGAGGCGAACCGCTACCCGTTCGGCGTCCTGAACGCGGCATGAGCGATCCCGGCGTCCTCGGGCCGGACCACCTGTTCGTGACCTCGACCGAGGCCGGCTACTTCCCGTCCAGCGGCCTGGTGCCGGTGCTCGACTCGATCACGCCGGTCTCGGCTCCGCTCGGCCCGCCAGCCGACGTCGTCCTGCAGGCGGTCGGCAGCGACTTCGACCCGACCTCGGCGATCGCGTTCGGCAGCTACCCGGACGGCACGCCGCGCTTCGAGGCGACCCAACACGAGGAGGACGGGTCGCTGACGACGGTGATCACGGCCGGCTACTTCCCGAACCCCGACGCGGCGATCCCGGTCCTCGTCGGCAACTCGCCGCCGTTCGGGCCGGTATCGCAGACCCTGACCTTCCAGATCGGCCCATGAGAGGAGTGGAATGAGCGAGGCAGAAGCGACTTCCCGCAAGCGCTCGACGGCGAAGTCGGCCGAAGGAGCCGAGACGCAGACCTACGAGCAGGCGCTCGAGCAGGGCTACGTCGGCACCGCGATCGACGACGCCGACTACACGGTCGGTGCCGAGACGCCGGATATCACGGAGGTCTCGGTGACGCACCACCTCGCGCCGCAGCGCGCGGCCGAGCTGCAGGAGAAGATCCAGGCGGCTCGTGAGTAACGGCACCGAGGAGGAGCGGGCGGCGCTCTGGCGTCAGCAGCAGGCAACTCGCGTGCAGTTCCAGCGCGACCTGTGGCTGAGCCTCCGCGCGCCGCCCGCGCCTCGGCAGGCCGTGCTCGACGGCTGGCAGCCGGTGATCGCCTGGCAGGCCGAGCGTGACGTCGTCACCGACCCTGAGGAGGATCCATGAGTACGCCCGCGCCGCCGGTCGATCCGCTGACGATCCCGTGGCGGCCTGCCGTCGACGACGTCGCCGCGCTGATCCGGGCCCGCACCAAGGACGCGTCGGGCAACGAGCTCGGCACGTTCACCGACAAGACGCGGCCGACCGACGCCGAGGTCGAGCTGCTGATCACGAACGGCTGCGCGAAGATCGCCTCCTACGTCGGCTGGGAGCTGCACGTCGACGCCCAGGCCGAGGCGCTCCACCTGGCGGCGATCGTCACCGCCTGCGAGGTCGAGCTCTCCTACTGGCCCGAGCAGGTCCGCAGCGACCGCTCCCCGTTCACGCAGCTCTGGGAGATGTTCGTCTACGACATAGGGCCGTTCGCGAACTACGCTGCCGCGCTCGCGCCGGCGGGCACGATCGCGACGCGGTCGGGGACGCTCTACACGCCGTCTGCCACGGTCGTCTACGCCTACCAGTACGGCTGGGGCTTCGGCGCGCCGCTCTCGGACGTCACCAACGTCGGCTCGGGCGGCAACGGGTGACCATGCAGCCGGTGATCGAGGTGCGCGGCGCGCAGAAGGCCGCCGTCGACCTGACGGCGATGGCCGGCCGCGGCTCCGACATTCGCCGCACCTCGGAGAAGGCGCGGGCCGTCTACCGCAAGTCGAACCAGCGCCGCTTCGACACGAACGGGCTCGGCACCTGGCCCGACCTGAAACCGGCGACGGTCGAGAAGAAGGCGCGCGAGGGTTCCGACGCGCGGCCGCTGCGGGAGAGCGGCGCGCTCTACAAGGCGATGACGAGCTCGCGGGCCAGCCACCAGATCGACGAGCGCGGCCCGGTCGAGTTCCGCTTCGGGACGACGCTGCCCTACGCCGTCTACCAGGCGCCGCGCGGCCGCGACCCGCTCGAGCTGCAGCCGGCCGAGCGCGACGAGATCTCGGCGATCATCTGTGCCTACGTCGCCCGGAACGAGGCATGAGCACGACCTCGATCTTCGGCCCGATCGTCAGCGTCGGCGACGTCGAGGGCTGGACGCTCGCCCTGCTCAAGAGGTGGATCTCGACCTACCTCGCCGAGGTCGAGCGCCAGCACGGCCGCAGCGGCAGCGACCTGCCGCGGCCGAAGGGCTGGGCGATCGGCTCGAGCTTCGACAAGTGGCCCGAAGACCAGGTGCCGGGTGTGCTCGTCAGTTCGCGCGGCACGGTCGACGTGCCGCGCAAGCGCGGCGACGGCTCGTACCGGGCGCGCTGGGCGATCGAGCCGGGCGTCTGCTGCTCGGGCCGGACGCAGGCCGAGTCGCACGAGCTCGCGACGCTCTACGGCGTTGCGCTTCGGCTGCTGATGATCCAGCGCCCATCCCTCGACGGCCACGCCTCCGGCACGGTCTGGCTCGGCGAGCAGCTCGACGACCTCGGCTACGACGACAGCCGCTCGCTCTATGCCGTCCGCAACGTGTTCGCGGTCGAGGTCGAGGACGTCGCCTTCGCCGGCGCCGGGCCGACGCTGCCGGACGCGCCGCTCGAGCCGGACGACACGCAGCCGTGGCCGCCGTGGCCGGAGGTCGAGACCGTCGACGTCGACGTCGAGAACGTCGCCGTTACGCAACCGCTACCGCAGGAGGAGCTATGAGACCAGGCGTAGATGTGATCTCGCGGGCGCTGCCGCCGCCGCGGTCGGCGCCGACCGACACCGGCGTCGCGTTCATCGTCGGCCCGACGGTCACCACGAACATCGCATACAGGCTCGTGCACTCGCTGACCGAGTACGTCGGCGTCTTCGGCGACCGGACGGGCGTCGGCATCCCGACCTACGACGCGGCCGACGCCTACTTCCAGGAGGGCGGCTCGCTGCTCTACGTCGCCCCGACGAACGCGGTCGGACCGTTCACGCTCGAGAGCGGCGGCACCTACGAGTACGACGAGGAGCCGCAGCAGGAGCAGCAGACGAAGGGGCGGGCGAAGGCCGAGACCGCCGAAGCGGAGCCCGGGCTGCTCGTTGCCGACGTCGGCATCACGGCGGCGCTCGCCCGGCTGACAGAAGACCTCGGGCCGGGGCAGATCCTGATCGCCGACATGACGCTCGCGGCCGCCGTGGCGAACCAGTCGGCGCTGCTTGCCCACGCCGCCGCAACGAACCGGGTCGCGCTGCTCTCGTGCATCGACGGGACCGCGACGACGCTCACGAACGCCGGCACGGCGCTGCAGGCCGACGCGAACGCCCGCTACGGCGCCCTCTTTGCCCCGTCGGCGATCCTCCCGGGGATCGTCGCCGGCACGACGCGGTTCGTGCCCTACGCCGCCGTCCAGGCCGGGATCATCGCCCGCAACGACCTGTCGTACTCGCCGAACCAGCCCGCCGCCGGCGAGCTCGGCCAGGCGGTCTACGCGCTCGACGTGAACGGCCGCTACACCGACCTCGAGCTGCAGAACCTGAACGTGGCCGGCGTGACGATCGCCCGTGTCGTCTACGGCGGCGTCCGCACCTACGGCGAGCGCTCCTGCGTCAACCCGACCGCCACGCCGACCTGGCTGATGTTCGGCTCGGCGCGGCTCAACATGGCGATCACCGCCGAGGCGCAGGCGATCGGCGAGCACTACGTCTTCTCGCAGATCGACGGCCGCGGCCACACGCAGTCGCAGTTCGGCGGCGAGCTCTCGGCGATGCTGCTCGGCTTCTACAACGAGGGCTCGCTCTACGGCGCGACGCCGGAGGAGGCCTACGCCGTCGACGTCGGCTCGTCGGTGAACACCCCGGCCACGATCGCCAACGGCGAGCTCCATGCCGTCATCAGCTGCCGCATGTCGCCGGGTGCCGAGTGGGTCGTGATCGAGATCGTCAAGGTGGCGTCGAACCAGGCGCTGCCGGGAGCAATTGCTGCCTAAGCGAACAAGGAGGTGAACGATGCGGAAGGACCAGCACAGCGTGACGGTGATCGTCGACGGCCGTAACCTCGGCGTCTTCGACGTGATGACCGGCGGCGAGACCGACTCGGACGAGCTCACCTACAAGCCGGGCGCGATGGCGCCGCAGATCTCGCTCGGCGGGTCGGTGACGGTCGGCCAGCTGATCGTGTCGCGGATCTACCTGCTCGCCCGTGACCACGCCCAGGTGCACTGGCTGCTCGGGCGGGTCGGCAAGGGCAACTGCGTCGTCAACAAGGACGTACTCGACACGGACGG